ACGATTCGTAAGCGCGGGTCAGAGATTTGGGTTGCGTTCAATCCGGATCTCGAGACGGACCCCACATCAACCAGATTCATCGTTGAACCGATCCCGACCGCACGGATCATCACGACGAACTGGCGCGACAATCCTTGGCTGAGCGCAAAGACGCTGCGCGACAAGGATTACTTAGCCAAGGTCGATCCCGACGCCTACCAACACGTTTGGGAAGGCGGATTCAGGCGCAACAGCGATGCCCAGGTACTGAAAGGCAAGTACTCGGTAGCAGCCTTCGAGCCGCAAGCGAATTGGAGCGGTCCGTATTACGGCGTTGACTGGGGCTACTCGGTCGACCCCAGCGTCATGATCAGAATGTGGGTCGACGGACGCACTCTCTACGTCGAGCACGAGGCGTACGGTATCGGCGTGGCTATCAATGACCTGCCGGCCATGTTTGATTCAGTTCCTGAAGGCCGCAAGCACGTCTCGCGGGCAGACAACGCGCGACCCGAGACGATCAATCATCTGGTGACCAATGGTTACCCCAAGATGATCGCGGCTTCGAAGTGGCCCGGCAGCGTCGACGACGGCGTCGAGCATCTGCGCAGCTACGAGAAAATAATCATTCATCCGCGCTGCGGACATACCGCGCAGGAAGCGCTGCTGTGGTCATACAAGGTCGACAAGTTGACCGGCGACGTATTGCCGGTGCTGGTCGATAAACACAATCACTGTTGGGATGCAGCTCGCTACGGACTGGATCCGATGATCAAGAAGCGCGCGGCGGCGAAAATAACGCCGCTGCGGCTTTAAAGAGGTTAGTTCGTGGCTAACAAGTCCATTCGCGCTCAATCCACTGCCGTCGCGGCCATGTCCTGCGACTGGGGCATGATTGATGCGCTCATGGATGGAACGGCCGCGATGCGCCTAGGTGCTTGCAAATGGCTTCCCAAATGGCCTAAAGAGGATAGGGAAGGGTATGACGAACGGCTGAAGTCAGCCGTGTTGCACCCGGTGTTCAAGCGCACCGTACTGGTAAATGCGGCGCGCCCCTTCTCGCGTCCGATGACCATTGGCGAAGGTACACCGGCACAAATCATCGAGTGGGCCGACGATATCGACCTGCAGGGCTCGACGCTCGCCGCGTTTTCCGTGCGTCTCATGGTGCAGTGCCTGTCGAAAGGCCTCACCGGCGTGCTGGTGGACTTTCCGAAAGCCACTGATATCAGGACCCGGGCGGACGAAGTCAGCGCGGGCGTGCGGCCGTACTGCGTGCACTATCCGACAAACAGTCTGTTGGGCTGGAAAACGCAGAAGGGAAAGGGCGGCCTCGAGCTATCCCAGTTGCGTCTGCTCGAGTACGTCGAGATCGAGTCCGGCGAATACGGGTCCGCGACCATCGAGCAGGTCCGCGTCCTGACACCCGGCAAATGGGAAATCTGGCGCCAGGACCCGAAGGATAAAGACCTGTGGTTGCTGATCGAGGAGGGCGTCACGACCCTCAGCGTCATTCCCTTCGTCTTTTTCTATGGCATCCGCAAAGACTTTGGTATCGGCAACTCGCCGCTGAGCGACCTGGCCTACCAGAACGTCGAGCATTGGCAGAGCGCGAGCGACCAGCAGACCATTCTGCACGTCGCGCGTGTGCCGATTCTGTTCGCCAAGATGTTTGGTGAAGGCGCTACGTTGACCATTGGCGCGGGCTCGGCTGCCACCGCCAATGACAAAGACGCAGACTTGCGGTACGTGGAGCATACCGGGGCTGCGATCGGCGCCGGCCAGGAAGCGCTCGAAGCACTCGAAGATCGCATGCGGGCTACCGGCGCGGAACTGATCTCGCTAGATGCCGGGTTCGCTACGGCGACCGAGGTGTCTGCCGATGGCGAGGCTACCAAGAGCCTGCTGCAGCAGATTGTCGAGAATTTCGAGGAATCCGCCGAGCAGATGTTGGAACTGATGGGCCTTTGGGTTGGCGACAGCACCGAGTCCGAAGTTCAAATCTACAAAGACTTTGGCATCGCCACCACCAGCGACCCGAGCACGCTCAGCGGCGCGGTCGGCACGGGCAGTATGTCCAAGCAAACCCACTTCGAGGAGTTGAAGCGGCGCGATGTCGTGTCCGCTGATCGCACGTGGGATGACGAGAAATTGAGGCTGGCTGACGATGCGGCGGATGCCGTGAAACAGGCAGCCGCGCAGGCAAAAGCGACCGCAGTCGCGCCTGCTGTTTGAATTTGACTGTCACCCGGATGGGTGCGGTCGTTGCGCGGCGGATGCCGCAAGGTAAGACCTGATGAAACTCAAACTGAACGAACAAGGGCATGTCGTCGTACAAGACGGCAATCCAGTCTATGTCCACGAGGATGGGAAGGAAATTCCCTTCAACGCGGTCACCACGCTCGCGACCATCTCGCGATTGAATGGCGAGGCGAGGGGGCATCGCGAGCGTGCGGAAGGACTCGAGGCGAAATTTAAGCCATACGAGTCCATCAAGGACGTTGCCGCGGCTCTGGATGCGCTCGAGAAAGTTGGCAAGATCGACGCGAAGAAGCTCATCGATGCCGGCGAAGTGGACAAAGTGCGCGCGGAAGCGAAAACCGCCTTTGACCATCAGCTCAAAGCGGTGGAAGAGAAGTACGCACCCGTCGTCAAGGAGCGCGACTCGCTCCAGGCAGCGTTGGTCAACGAAAAGGTCGGCGGCAGTTTCTCACGCTCGAAGCTGATCACCGACAAGCTCGCGATCCCCGCCGACATGGTGCAGGCGCGCTTCGGTAACGCTTTCAAGCTCGAAGGCGACGCAGTTGTGGCCTACGACAAACAGGGAAACAAGATTTTCTCCCGCGCCAAGCCCGGCGAAGTCGCTGAGTTTGATGAGGCGCTGGAGATCCTCATCGACAACTATCCCTACCGGGACAACATCCTGAAGGGTTCGGGCGCATCCGGCGGCGGAGCAGCCGGCGGCGGTGGAGCGGGCGGCAAGCGCACCGTGACCCGCGCGCAGTTCAATGCGATGGATCCGGCCACCCAGGCGTCAACCGCGAAAGCGGCCACTGCTGGCAGCGTCGCTCTCGTCGACTAACAGTTCATTCTCACTGAGCGGGTCCTTTCCGGGCCCGCTGATTCTCAAACGCAATCGTTGAAGCCGACCCGCCTCCTGGATGGGAGTTGGGTCCGTGCGCGGCGTCTGCGGATGTTCTCACTGCCTGCCTTCGGATGAAGCGCGGCGACCGGGTCGGATGACCCAATTCGATCCCTAAACCAAACAACCGCTTTATTTGGAGCATTTGCAATGGCGAACAGCCTTACAAGCCTAATTCCCACTCTGTACGAATCGCTCGATGTTGTCTCCCGCGAAATGGTCGGATTCGTTCCGGCCGTCACGCGCAATACCTCGGCCGAACGTGCCGCGCTCAACCAGGCCATTCTGGTACCGATCACCCAGGCGCAGACCGCCAACGACAACACCCCGGCCGTCACGCCGCCCAATACGGGCGACCAGACTGTTGCCAACGTGTCGATGACCATCAACAAGTCAAAGCACGTGCCCGTTCGTTGGAACGGCGAGGAACAGCGCGGAGCGCTCAATGCTGGCTGGTACGGGCAACTGCTCGGAAACCAGTTCACGCAGGCATTCCGTACGCTCGTCAATCTGATCGAGGTTGACTTGGCGAATACCACCTACCAGAACGCCTCGCGCGCCTATGGTACGGCCGGTACGGCGCCTTTCGGCGTTGCAGCTGACCTGTCGGACGTCGCCCAGCTTCGCAAGATTCTGGACGACAACGGCGCCCCGCAGACTGATTTGCAGCTGGTGCTGAATTCGGCCGCGGTCGCAAACCTTCGCGGCAAGCAGTCGCTTCTGTTGAAGGTGAATGAGTCCGGATCGCAGGCCCTGCTGCGTCAGGGCGCGATCAGCGATGTGCCGTTGGAAGGCTTCGCCTTGCACAACAGCGCAGCGCTTACTCTCGTCACGGCTGGCACGGGCGCAAGCTACGTGACTTCCGGTTCCACCGCGCCGGGCGTGAGTTCGATTGCACTGGTGACCGGCACCGGCACTGTGAATGCCGGCGACATCGTCACTTTCGCAGCTGATACGACCAACAAGTACGTCAACAACGTTGGCGTTGCGGCTCCCGGCACGATCTCCATCGGCGCGCCTGGCGCATTGAAGACCATTGCCACGGCGAATGCCATGACTGTTGGCGCCAGCTACACACCGAACCTTGGGTTCTCGAAGTCCGCCGTGATGTTGATCACGCGCACGCCGCAGATGCCGATTGGTCCGGATGGTGTTGCCATGGACATGGCGGACGATGTGATTCAGGTCACCGACCCGGTGTCAGGGATTACGTTCGAGGTGGCTGTGTACAGGCAATTTTTGCAACTCACCTATCATGTCCGCGTCGCCTGGGGTGCACAAGCCATTAAATCTAACCACATTGCTATCCTTTTGGGGTAAGGTAGCAATAGCGCTCAGGTGTAATAACTGGCACTATGAGGGCTGGCAATAAAGCCGGCCCTCATCGGTGCTCTGGTGAATCACAAAGCGATCTACGACCGTTTGATGGAGCGAGCGAGAAATCGCGCGCTGACTGGGTACGCTGAGTCTCATCACGTCATTCCCCGCTGCATGGGCGGCAGTGATGAACGTGAGAATTTGGTCCGGCTGAGACCGGAAGAACATTTCATCGCGCACCAGCTTCTTGTGTTCATATATCCCAAACACACGAAACTTGTGTACGGCTTGCTAGCAATGTCGATGAGCGTTGACGGCAATCGAGTCAACAACAAGATGTTCGGCTGGATGCGGCGCCGAGTAGCCAAGGAAATTCGGCGGGCAAAAACCGGCGTGCCACGCCCACGCGCAGCCATTGAAAAAATGAGGCTAGCAAAAACAGGAGTTCCTCAGAGCCCTGTTGGCGTTGAGAAGCGTCGATTGATGCTGACGGGGAGAGTCTTCTCCGAAGATCACAAGCAGAGCCTCACCGAGGCTTGGCAGAAGCGAACGAACAAAGCGCCAATGGCTGGCAAGCAGCATTCCCCGGAAAACGAGGGAAAAGCAGCGCTTAGCGGCCCTCGCGCGAAAGCACACACCCGAAACGATCGCGAAGCTCACCGAGTTTGCCGCAAAGCAGACTCCAGAGCAGCGCAGCGCACGTGCGCACAAGGCTTGGGAAACCAAGCGGGCAAAACTGAAAGGCGAGATCACAGATGGCAAACGAGGAAAAGGCGGCAAAGCAGAAGGCAAAAGCTAACACCCCAGCCGCCCCAAAGGACGACGGCCTCATAGAGGTCCGCAAGGATGGCGAAACCACGCGGGTTCATTCCACGTGTTTGGCTGAGCATCTGAATCTGGGCTGGGCGCAGTAGCCCATGTCCCTCACGACCGCTGAGCAAGTCGATGTCCGACGATTTATGGGCTATAGCGTGTCTGGAGATTCGACCTCATTCAACTTCCGAGAGCTGCTGTACTCGGACGTATCGTATTTCGGACTGTCAATCGACTATCGGTTGCAGCATCTGCAGGCGGAAGAAGAAACCGTACTGCGACAAACCTATCTGTCGCCGCTGAAGGCGATGGAATCCTCGATCATTGGTGCCAACGACAACCTGGATACCGACAAAGCGGCTGTCTGGACGCACAACAAGAACGAAGTGGCCGACCGCACGAAGCTGTTCAATCAGTGGCGCCGCGCGATGTGCACGTTTTTAGGATTTGCGCCCGGCCCTCAGTTGGGCGGCGGCGGACTTACGATTCAGCGGTGCTGAGATGGATTCTCAGCGCATTAACGCCAAAATACTTCAGGGACGCGGTAAAGCCGCTCTGCGCATAGGCTTCCCGTGCAAAGTGTTCAGGCCAGTCGCGATTCAATCGCCACTTTCCAACGAGATCACCACGATTCGAGCCGCCTTCAACGCGGCCGATAATGCTTATTTGAAGCCGAACCTCTACGGCAAACCCATCTGGTTCGGTGACTTCGACGGCCGCATCACGCAGCCCGGCGACTATCTGGTGCGCCTGACCGATGGCAACATCTGGTTCATCGCGGCCGAGCAGCCCCTGCTACCACTCGTCTGTGTCGACTGTCCGCGCAAAGTATTTATATCGCGTCAGAATGACGCGCAGGGCGAAGGTGTTGCCGGTTACAGCGGCCTGACCGATCTCACGGACGTGCTCGGCAACGTCGACACACCGTGGCCCTCGTCAATTCTCATCGGTGGCCGCATTCAGGCGAGCACCGGACTACCTGCCGGCGTACGCGAGGCGGCGTGGAGCATTCTGTTGCCTTCGTCGGTGCCCGTCGTCGTCAAGTCGGGCGATATCGCCACGGATGACCTGGGGCGCCGTTTCACCATCGAATCTGCGGAGCTGTCTGATCTCGGCTGGCGAATGCTCGCGACCGAAGTCCACACGTAAATCATGGCGGATATTTCGGACGTCTCGAATGCCTTGGTGAGCATGATCGGGACCATCCTCTATCCAAATGGCCCGGGAACGCCTGCGCTGCTCGGCTCGCCAGCAAAGATTTACGCCGGTTGGCCGGTCCCAACCAACTTGGATGCGGATCTCGCCGCCAGCCTCACCAACGTCTCGGTCTACCCCAGCACCATGAACCGCAACACGACGCGGTACATGGATCAGTGGACGCAAGTAAGCATACAGACGGCGACGCTCGGTCTGGTCGTATCCGGTCAAACCGTCACCGTTGTGGGCACGGCCCCTGTCGCTGGCAACCCGCACAACATGGTCATTTTCGCCAACGGCCTGCCGTACGTGTATCAGGCCTCGGTCGTCGACAGCCTGAACAGTGTTGCGCTGAAGTTGGCCGCGCTGATCCCCGGCGCCACCAGCAGCGGCCCGGTCATCACGCTGCCCAACACAGCCCGAATCGGCGCGGTGCGCGTTGGTGTCACAGGCGTGAGCGCCAACATCGTCCGCAACCAAGAGCAGGTGTTTCAGATCGGCGTCTGGGCTGCGGCACCGGACACACGCGACTTGTTTGCAAAGACGATCGACAGCGCGCTGGCGCAGGTCAAGCGCTTCGCACTGCCTGACACCTCGCTCTGCCGGCTCATCTGGAAGAACAGCCTGCAGTCGGACCGATGGCAAAAGCAGGCGCTCTACCGCCGCGACCTGTTCTACACCTGCGAGTACGCGACGTTGGATGTTGAGACGGAGACGCAAATTACGCAGATCCAGGAAAACTATAGCGCCGCAATTGCGGGCGTTTATCCGGCGACACCCGTTGGCACGGTTTACGAGTGAGGATGTAAAGTGTCAATTTGCTCGCCGGGCCAAACGATTACCGGCACTATCCGTGAGGGCAGATCGTATACCGTCACCGTTCCAACAGGCGGTTTCGCGAATATGGTCGTATATCACGCCGCGTCGATTCCTCCATTTTCGTTGCTGACAGCCGGCTCCGTAACGTTCGGACCTTACAATCTCGACGTCCAATACAGACTCAGTGTTGATTCTGGGCAGCTTCCTGTTTTGACATCTGATCAGGAAGCGCTCACGCCGTTTGCCCCGGGTGACGGCAACTCGATCCTTCTGAAGTCCAATTCCAGTTTTGCCACCGCGTTTCAAGCGGCCAACGATGCTCTTCGAGATGCCGGCGGCGGAACTATCGTGCTGCAGTCGGGCGGTGTCTATACCCTGCCGGCGAATGTCACGCTCATTCAGGACATCGGCAGCGGCGTGAGCCTCGAAGGCAACGGCGCAGTCATCTACGCGCCCAATCACACGACCGCGGCAGCCCTGCTTCTGACCTCGCGCGCACCCACCAACGGCTTTCCAATCTCAGGCTACGACACCAACGCCAACAACTATTTCCAGAAGCGCGCATCAGCGCGAAACTTCGCGATCATCGGCCCCGGCGATGGCATCGGCTACGGCACCTCGAACGGTATCGACGTCAACATGCCGACGCTGGTGGTGAATCGCTCACCACGTCCTACAGTTTACAATTTCGCGGTCTACGGATTCAACAAGGGCATCTGCCTGCGAAACGAAGGCTACTTGTGCGAGTTCACGAGCGGAATTGTCAACAACTGCTTCAATGCCTTGTACCTGAACGGCGGCAATACCAGTGCCGAGAATCAGGTCTTCCGCAACGTCACCTTCGGCAACAGCAACATCGGACTCAACATCGATACTGCCCAGGAGACCGGCACTGCCCAGACGACCCGCGTGTACTTCGATACGTGCTCATTCGACTACAACGCCATCCAGGTCAAGCTGACCAGCGGCAACGGGGAGCTGAGATTCACCGGCGGAAATATCGAGAACAACGCCGTCACGACCTACATCTGTGACCTCACGGGCACCGCTAACAACGTACTGACGCTGACGTTCCGCGATTTGGCTTTTGTCTATACCGGCACGCCATCCACCGGCTTTACGAACTATTTCGGCATCGCCAACAACGTGCAGGTTCGCATCGAAGAATGCTGGATGAACAACATTCTGGGCTCTGGGCAGACGGTCAACGGGCTGAACTATCCGGCGCTGGCGAACATCACGGGCGCCACGCTGAGCGGCATCGAGGTGACCGGCACGCGGCTGTTCAATGTGCCCACGGTCGCGCCCCTGGTGAGCCTGAGCAATAACAACTCATTGCTAGCCGATCCGCTGTTTGCGCAGTCGTTCTTGGTGGACGAGTGGTTCATCTACCGGCTGAACGGCACCTTTTTCGCGCCCACGAGCCTGAACGACCGATTGACCCCGACCTCGCAGGCCACGCCCAACATCGTGAGCATGCAGAAGGACACGTATTTGGCCCAGGCCTGTCTGTCGATCACGCTGGATGCCAATGGAGCCCTGGGTGCGAACAACCGCACCATCGGGCTGATATTCCCGCGTCGCGATCGACGGATATTCGGTCTGTGGCAGCACGCGGTCTCGGCCGGCAGCGGCACGTATGCCTGGACCATCGCGCCATGTCGGGTGGATGAGGCCTCTGGATCGCAAGCCGCCGCGGGCACGGCGTTCGGATTCAACCCGCGCGTGTTCAACGTGGGTACCTCGTTCGCCTCCGGTACTGCCACCCCGACGACGGCCTGGGCACGACAGGCCTGGAAGGGCGGTGCGTGGACCAACGATCCGCGCATGGTGCTCCCCGATTGGGCAACCCATGTTTTCGTGACCTTGGATTGCTCTGCGGTCGCCAACGCGAGCGGCAAGATTTACTTCACCGGCTTTTTCGCGAACGTCTGGTAACGCCATGTTCGATGACGACCACTTCACCGAGTTGATGGGCGAGATCGCCCTGGCCGCTTTGCGCTGGCTGTCCGCCATGTTGCTCGTCGGCATCTTTGCCGAGTTTTTGATCTTGGGATTTCACTGATCCACCGCTAGACGGTAACCAACACCTTCGAGGCCGGCCATTGCGCCGGCCTTTTTCATTTTGGAGACGGCTAAATGATCGTACAGAGCGGCAGTGTGAATACAACGGCGCTCCAAGTGCCCGGGCTCATCGTAAATATAGTCCCTCCGGCCTCGCAATTCCTAAACGGCGTTCCGACCAACCAGTTGGGCCTCGTCGGCACCGCGATATGGGGACCGGTCAACAGCCCCACCACGCTTGGCAACCCTGCGCAGTATCAGGCGCAGTTCGGACCGGTGCAGAATCGCAAGTACGACCTCGGCACCATCCTGAATCTGGCGGCGCTGCAAGGCGCCAACAACTTCAAAGTCGTGCGCGTCACGGACGGCACTGACACGGCTGCTTTTGTTGTGGTGCTGACCAACTGCATCACCTTCGCGTCCAAGTACACGGGCAGCCTCGGCAACCTCACCTCCGTCATCGTGGCGCCCGGCACGCAAACCGGCACCTTCAAGGTGACGGTCGCGGCTCCCAATCTGGTGCCCGAGACGTTCGACAACTTAGG